ACAGAAATTGGGGTTACTGGATTAGAGCAGTTCTCTGGTAACATACAGGAAAGCTGGATAAGCGACCTTCGGACAAACTCAAAGAAGATCAAAGTCTTTGATGAGATGAGCCGAATAGACCCTGTTGGGTCGGCAATGTTGCGCACCACCCAGATGTTTCTGCAAGGCGCTGGCGTGCATGTTAAGCGCACGGGGACCGACGCCACATCAGAAGAGATGGCTAAATTCCTAGAGAACAGTCTATTCGGAATGTCCAAATCGTTTGGCGATATCATGGGGGATATCGTCTATTTTCTTGTATATGGGTTTATGGATATGGAGATCGTGTACAAGAAGGACGATGACGGGCGCATTTCTTGGAAGAAGTGGGCGCCGCGGCACCCAGTGACACTAGATCATTGGGAGTTCGACGACACCGGGGGGATGCAGGGGATGTGGCAAACCGGAGATAAGGGAGCGATATTCATCCCCATCGAGAAGCTGCTTCATTTCACTACGACTGGCGCAGGCAAAAACAATGTCGAGGGCATTAGCTGCTTTGAGGGTGCATATACAAGCTGGTTCTATGTTAAAAACCTGTCTATTCTCGAGGCAGTTATCTGCGAGCGGCTTTCTGGAACGCCAGAGATAAAGCTGCCAGAGAACGCCGACACCAATGACGATAGTGCCGATGTAGTAAAAGCAAAGCGTGTGGTCCGCAATATCAAGTCTGGAGATGATATGGGACTCGTGCTCCCATTTGGATGGGAATTCAATTACCGCATGCCATCACATGGGCCAGCGCTAGATATAGGGGGCGTGATTCTACGCCACCAACGGGACGAAGCAAGAACAATGATGATGGACTTTATTATGCTTGGCGGAGAGGGAACAGGCTCTTACGCGATGAGTAAAGATAAATCGTCACTGTACCTTATCGCCCTGAACACATTCCTAGATAAGGTTGCCGCCACTATAAATCAGCACGCTGTGCCCCGTCTGTTTGAGCTAAATACATTCCCAGAAGACGCTCCGTTGCCGGTAGTGTACTTCGATAGGATCTCAAAGATTGACGTTGGGGACTTCTCTGAAATGATTAGCAGCCTGTTCAATGCCGGAGCTGTGACTTACGATATGAGCACAGAGAATCAAGTCCGCCGTATGATTGGCCTTGATGAAATAACAGAGCCCGGGTTGTTACTAAAACCGAATCTACCAGCTAATGATCTTGCCGGGAAGCAGCCAGAGACCGAGCAGACAGGCGACGCGAACATTCCCGAGTCGCAGGCGAAAGTTGCAGGCAAGAGCCCCAATACCCCCGAAAAAGGAGAGGAGAAAGAGGAGACAGAACCAAAAAAGCTATCAGAGATGTTCTTCGCTGATATTAATATGGCCATGGATGCAGACGCTTTCTCTCAACGCGTGGGGAAGGGGGTGATCCAGCTCTACGAACGTGCGCTTGCCAATCTTCCAGACGAGGTCGCGCAAGCCGAAGAAGACGAAGTTGGAATTATTATCGATCGTTACATGGATAAATTCATGGACGATGTTAAGGGCGAGCTGGCAGAAGAAATGATTGCGCTGTGGATCATGTTTGTCGGCGATAGGCCTCCGCTCGAGGGATACAAAGTTATTGTTGACGAGCTTGTGTCGCAAGCCGACTTTCTGGAGAAAAGCCTTCGCCCTGCAATAACCTCAGCAATTAAGTCAAAGGTAAAAGAATTGCCTCACGCGGCCAAAGATATCGTCGCTGAAGCAATACGGGGCGCCCTAGCCTCGTTCCATTACCGACTAAGACTATATGCGAACGCTTTGTACAAGCTTTTCGGGAATCATGCCAGCGCTTGGCGAGCCAAGCTCCTTATCAATAGCCATTTCAAACAAAACAAAGTAAAGATGGACTGGAAACTTGGCCGTCTTAGAGAAGACGGCGTTCTGGCTAAAAACATTAGCGAGAACGATGAAAGAGTTTGTCCTGAGTGTCTGCAGATGGACGCTCTCGGGTGGGTGCCTCCAGAGCGCATAGTTCCAATAGGCAGCCGTATGTGCATGGGCAATGATCGTTGTCACATTGAATACAAATACCATGGACGAGTTTATTGAAAAGCATAAAGATCTGGCACAGATCCTTGGGCTGCTTTTTCTGTGGGGGCTAACGGCAGTGACTTATGCCGTTCTATGCTACACATCGGGATAGAACTAGACGGAATAGTCTGTGATATTTTAGAGGCGGCCAAGAAAGCCTTTGGAGAGCCAGATCAGCAGAGCGCATTCAGCCTAGAAGAAATGTACCCTATGGTCAGTGACGAAGCGCTTTCTTGGTGGGCAGACAGACCGACAACGTATCGCGGCATGCTTCCTGTGCAGCATGCAATAAAATCAGTAAAGCAGCTATCAAACAAGGGGAAGATATTCTTTGTAACAGGCCGCCCAGCCCATGTGGCCGCTGAAACTGAGCGATGGATTTTAGAACACGGCCTGGGGTTCATCCCGGTATATTTTACAACGAGCAAAGACCTGGAAGTAAGCAATCTATCATTAAACATATGCATTGAAGCGAACGCGCGGGAAGCCGCGGCACTGGCGAGGGTGTGCAGAACATATATAATTGACCTGCCATATAATCGATGGGGAGCCGGGAACGCAGTCCGCGCGAACAATTGGCCTGATCTATTAAGGATAATTGACAATTGAACAAGCAAATATCAGCAGACACGATCATTCGTTACTTACCCCTCATTAGATTTCTGGAGCGTGGCACAGGATACGGGAACTATATTCTCTCTGTGCACGGGAAAAGACCCGTTAAGATAGCCGAGATATTGCGCTTTATGGTGCTTGAAACAGAGGACCATGAGCTATAAGGTTGCTGCTAGTCTAGGTTGCGTATTAAAATGACAGCATCAAATAACTATGGTTAACTAGATGCCATACAGCAAAATCTCTGAGCTTCCTGACAGTATAAAAGTTCTTCCTGCGGACGCACAAAGCGTATTTATGCGCGTGGTTAACAGTGCGCTTGAGAAGGGAGACGGTGAGGAGACTGCCTTCAAAAAGGCATGGGGTGCTGTAAAGCGAGCATGGGACAAAAACAAGGATGGCGAGTGGGTCAAAAAGATGGCAGATAATGTTAGATTCCTGATCCCCTTCTCAGAACCTACAGACAGCGGTGGCTGGAGGCTATTCTTCCCATTCAAGGAAGTTCACCATATGGGAATGAAGGTAAATTTCACCAGAGCGGACGGCGCCGAGATGGTGAACAATTTCAAACTTCCTGTCCCCGACTATCCACTGCCCATAAATGAGCGTCACGACGACGGCGCTGGGATCTATGGGCGAGTTGCAGATTTGCGAGTAGGCGAAAATGGGGTTGAATGGCGGCCGGAATTCAATGACGGGGCTGCGAAGTCCTTGCGAGACAAGGGCTATATGTATGCTTCCCCAGAAATTCAGTTCCGTGGATATGTTGGAGTCTACGACGGAAAAGAATACAACAATGTTGCCCTAGGAGTTGCTATCACGCCTAGGCCGAGACTCGGAGCGGCGACTCTTGTGTTCTCGGATGGAGAATGGGCAGAGCTCGAGGACGGCGCCGAGGGCGATGCCGAGGATACTATTATGGAGGAACAAAATATGTCTAACGATACAGCTCTCAACGAGGAGAGTGTGAAAGAGATAGCCCGAGATGAAGTTCGCAAGAACTTTGGGGAATGGGTTATGAGTCTCTTTGAGCACAAGCCCTCACCGGCTGATCAAGCTGAAGCTCTCAAGGAAGAGCCCGGCAACGAGCAAGAAGAGAACCACGACGATGTTGTCAGAGAGTACAGCGAAAAGCTTAGCGAGAAAGACGCGCAGATCGCTGCGCTCCAAGATGCTCTTGCAGAAACAGAAAGACGAGTTGCCTTGTTTGAGGAACAGAAGGAGGCTGCGGTTCGAGCCCAGCGTTTGATGGAGTTCTCTGAAATTGCAGAGGAGATTCCTGGGCTGACCGAGGCGCCCGCTGAATTTGCGGAGACTCTGATGTGGCTCAACGATATTGACGCCACTGAGGAAAAGGTTCATTACAGCAAGATTCTAGCAGTACTCAAAGTGCTCGGAAAGCGCGAGGCTGTCGCGGCGCTCTTCACAGAGGCCGGGCATGACGGACAGGATAGCGAGACGGTTGAGGCCAAGATTGGCCGACTTGTAGCAGAAAAGGTTGCCGGAGGGGCCACTCAGGCCCGCGCTTTGCAAGAACTATTCTCCGAGCAGCCGGAGTTGTACGCTGAGTATAATAGGAAGAACTTGAAACCCATAAGGAATTCTGGGAGGGAGGAGTAAAATGGCATCACAGAATGATGATCTGTTCAATCTGCCGCTTTTGGCTTACGACGATATGTCTTCTTCGCAGTTTCTCTTCGTGAAGATGACGTCTACCGACCGAACTGTCGATGTTTGCTCTGCGGCCACCGATATTGTTCTTGGTATTCTTCAGGACGAGCCCACGACTGGACAGGCTGCTGGCGTGCGTGTTTACGGGCACTCCAAGGTTGTTCTCGGTGAGGTTGTTGCCGCTGGCGCGCTAGTTGGTACTTCTACGGAGGGCAAGGCCATCACGATTACGGCTGGCTCGAGCACCACGGCATACATTGCCGGTCAGTGCGTTGTTGGCGGCAATACTGGCGAGGTTGGTGAAATTATCTTGCGTCCCGCAGGGCGCGCTGCGTAAGGAGAACTAGAAATGGCGCTACTAATGCCTGTTGCTTCAGATGTCCATGTAAACAAAATGCTGACCGAGCTTTTGGTTGGCTATATGAACGCCGAGTATATTGCAGACGAGATTTTTCCGGTTGTGTTTGTTGACAAGCAAACGGATATCATCCCGGCAGTTAATAAGAGTGCGTTCTTCCGCGATGACGCCATTGGCCCGCTGGCCGAGGCGTCTGTCGCTGCAGATGTTGGCTATACTGTCACGGCTTCTGATACGTATTACTGCCAGCGTTACGGACGTCGGCATTTCATCTCGGATGATCGCCGTGTGAATCAGGACGCTCCGTTTAATGCTGACCGTGAGGGTACATATCTTGTCACTAATATGCTGATGCTCCGTCGGGAGGTCGCCTGGGTGACAGATTTCTGGAAGGCGAGTGTGTGGACTACGGACAAGACTGGCGGGACCGATTTCACGAAGTGGAGTGATTACGGGTCGAGCACGCCGATCGAGGATATCCGTGAGTGGAAGCGCACTGTGCGTCGGCTAATCGGGCGGGACCCCAATCGAATGGTTCTTGGTGATCTTACTCGTGATGTGCTGATGGACCACCCCGATTTCCTAGACCGCATTAAGTACACCGAGCGCGGGATTGCGACTGTCGATCTCGTGGCTTCTCTCCTGGATCTGGATCGGATCCTAGTCGGCACCAGCGTTCGCGCGACGAGCGCCGAGGGTGTCGCGGAGGCGTCGGTTACCTATACGGCTAACTGGGACGACGACGCGTTCCTCTATTACGCTCCGGCAACCCCGAGCATCTTCAACGCCAGCGCTGGTTACACCTTTGTCTGGAATACTGGGATGGGCAATGGAATGCAGTGGGTGCGCAAGTATCGAGATGACGAGCGGCTTGGCGATTACATCGAAGTCCGGTCATATTTTGACCAGAAGAAAGTGGATGCGAATGCAGGCCTGTTCGTTTCCGATGCGGTTGACTAAGAGGAACTAGAATGGGAGCATATACTGGTAAATGGGTAGTTGCCAAGAAAGCCTTCGGCTATGCTGGCAAATCTCGAGACGCCGGTGAAGTGTTCCAGCTTGCAGGTATGCGCAACGATGATGCGATTTGGGGTCTTACTGTAGAGGGGAACCCCAAGCTAGGGAGATATACTGACCCTTTTAGCGGGGATCCCAAATCGCTTCCTAAATGCGCGGAATGTGGAGCGCTTTTCAATAACCATGCCAGCTTGAATGTGCATGGGGTCAATAAACACGGAGGATAAAATGCCACTAAAGGAAAAAGGACGCGTGTGGCTCTCGGGTGCGCTTGCTGATCGCCTGGATTTCTCGGCGACCAACGTAAACGCCTCTGATACTGATGGCGGAATCTTCAAGGCGGGAACTGAATCAGCACGTATTACCGAAGACACAGCCAATATGAAGTTCCTGTCTATTTATACTGATGATGGCGCTACCTCCGGCGATAGTCGGGGAATGTATCTGCGCCATTATGTAACTGGTGCGGGCGGTGGCGGCGAGGCTCTGCGCGTTTTCACTACAGTTGAAGATGTCGCTGGGGCTACGGCACACGGGGCTCACATTAGTCTTAACTTTGGCACTTCTGGCACTGTTACCGGACAGGGTATTGCCGCTCGTGCAACGCTGCACCTGCCGAATACTGCGCTTACGTCTAATGCAACCATGAGCGCCGTGCAGGCAGAGATATACAGTGACGGCTCAAGTTCTGACCCTGGCGGGAGCACGATTCTCTCGTTCTTCAGAGCCGTGAGCGGCGGGAACGCAACTGGTATGGCCGATGTCGATGATGATGCTGTCTTCTTCGATATTCAGGGGTTGACTGCGGGCGCGGCCCATGTGTTTGCAACGGGAATTACTGCGGCCACGATTAATGCTGCGACTACGGCGGCGCTTAGATGCCGCATCGGCAGCACGACATATTATGTACCGCTCGCTACTGCAATCGCATAATGGATATAAAGCTTATTCTCCGTGAGGCATTAGCCCAAGCGGACAGACAGACGCTCCAATATCGCGACGCGATGCTTCGTGCCGAAGGTGGCGTGCAAGCCTTGGAATATGTCCTGCACCAGATCGAGGACCAAGAGACTTGCGAGCCCACCAACGGAAAGTGAGTAGGACTCATAGTATATAGCTAGCCCCCGCTTACAAACGGGGGCTAGTTGCTTATAAGGTTTTGTATAGTCCACAAGCAAAGTAAAATCAATACATGCCTGAGAGAAATGGGTGCTTTTAGGAGAGCGTATGGAGAACAGAACAATTGTAGCATTTGGAACGTGTAGGGAAAGATTTGCCTATTGGGAACATACGGATAGCGTTCAGGAAGCGCAGATGTACTTGGGAACAAAGGGAATATATCATGCCAGGATCGCTGAATACCCGACATACATACATCTGGGACGAGAAAAGATAAAAGATGTGTTTCTCGAGTCTGATGCTAAACCAAGCCACCTGTTTTTTGTAGATTCTGACAATGTGCTACATGAACAAACAGCCTACAGATTGCTACAACACGATCTCCCAATTGTGTCTGCATTGTACTTTAAGAGATTTGGCAGCCCAGAAGCAGTGGCGCTTGACTTTGTAGATGAGGAAAGAACTAAGGCTCGTAGTGTTAGCCAAAAGATCAGAGACTTTTTTATTGAGCACAAAATAGAGCTATATGACGAGCCTTCATGCCTGGACATAGAAGGATCGCTGATGCAAGTTGATGCAGTTGGATTTGGCGGGGTATTGATAAAGCGCGAAGTACTCGAGCGGATGGAAGAAGCATACCCTGGGGCGGTCTTCGGCAGCGACGACCCCAATATAGGGGAGGATGTTTTGTTCTGTCGGAGAGCTAAAGATCTTGGATATCCAGTATATGTTGATCTTGCTATTCAAATCGGACATTTAGGAAAACATATTGTCACGTCGCATGACTTTATGCGTGTTGATAAATGGATTTAGAGTGGAGGGATTATGGCCAAGGGAGTTACTAGTAACAGAACTGCAACAATAGCGCAAGGGGCCGCATTAAGCAATGCGTTTACTGTTCTTGGGTATTCGCAGATGGTAATCATTATGCCTGCAACATGGACTGCTGCCAGCATTGCATTTCAGGTGAGTAACGAGGGTAGCACGCCAGCCTATGCTCCAGCATATACAGCGGCAGGGGCACTTATTGAAATTACGGCCTCCGCTGACAAGGCCTTTGTTACTAACACCTATGGCAAGACCATGAAACTATGGTCTGAAACGAGCGGCGTTGCTGTTAACCAGGCTGCAGAAAGAGTAATTACTATTCTGCTCATAGAATAAGAAAAATAAATCTGGCATTGTCTAGATCATTTAAGCCAGACTTTGACATGCGACGCAAAATGCGTCGTGTCCCACGCTCAGGTAAACACAAGCGCAAGAGAAAGAAATGAGAGCCTGTTTTACGGTCGTTCTTATACTATCAGCCCTTTTGGTGGCCGGTTGTGGAGCACCACAAAGAGATCTGGCGCCAACGCCTATTCCGTATCCCGAGACGCTCGGCAAGCGTGGCGTTGGTGCAGTGTGGGATGGTTGCCAAGGGTCGATAACAGACGAAGTTATAGAAGAGCTCAATATAACCTGGATATTCACGTGGCAGACCGCACTGACAGTAGACGCAGACGTCGAGACCGTGGCAATGATTTGGGGCGAGCAGTACTTGACGGAAGGTTGCCCGGTGATTGGGGCCAGCAGTCAATGGCTGTTGGGGTTCAATGAACCTGAAGTGTCCGACCAAGCAAATCTGACTCCTCAGCGCGGTGCTGAACTATGGCGAGTGGTGGAACAATGCTATCCAGACAAGCTGCTAGTCAGTCCGGCAGTAGTGTTCGACCTTGACTGGCTGGCTAGAATGCGCGACGCATATATCGCTAGATACGGCGAGCC